TTCTTGAAGATGCATCATTCGATATTGGTATAACACTAACTGTGAAAGACGTACAAAATGCCAACGGAGCGACAGAAGTTAGCGGCTGAGATTTCGGCGGAAAATGGCGGAAATATATCACGTGCGATGTTAGAAGCAGGATATTCGCCTCAAACAGCTAAAACTCCGCAGAAATTAACTCAGTCAAAGGGTTTTATTCAGATACTTGAAGAAGCAGGCGTGACTGATGAGCGCTTAACTCAGGTTATGAACGAGGGCTTAGGCGCTACTCGTGCTGTTGTTATGGGTACGAAGAGTGAAGAAAGCTTTGTTGATATACAACCAGACTATGCAATCCGTCACAAATACTTAGAGACAGCTATTAAGGTAAAGGGGCACATAACTCCTGTAGATACACCATCAGGCAATACCTATAACACATTCATCCAACAGAACAACCTCAACCCAAACACTCCTGCCGCTAAAGAGATAGTAGACAGTACACTTGAGATGCTCATGAAGCAGACGAGTTCGCATGGAGAATGAGGAGAAAGAGAAGCTACGAGCTAAGCTCCATATATTGAACCCTGCGATGTGGGTGATGGACAACGACCTGATTACTGAGAACCAAAAGCCTGTGGAGTTCACAGCTCATAGGTTCATGCTTCAACCGTACGCAGACTCAACACCCGACCAAGTTATTATGAAGTCTGCACAGATAGGATGGAGTACGGCAGCTATCCTGAAATCTATTCATGCCGCTAACTTCTTAAAGTTAAATGTGATCTACGTCCTCCCGACCCGTAACGCAAGTGCTGAGTTCGTCGTGCCTAAGGTAGACCCGATGCTTAAACGTAATCCAGTGCTAGCTAAGATGGTGAAGAGTACGGACAACAAGAGCATGAAAGCTGTGGGTGATAGGTTTATCTACTTCCGTGGTGCGCATCATGAGGGCGAGGCTATCTCGACCGCTGCCGACTTAATCGTGTCTGATGAGTTTGATAGATCGAACCAGAACGTCTTAATGATGATGCGCTCACGTCTTCAAGCTTCGGACTTTCGGTGGTACTGGAAGTTTAGTAACCCGTCATTGCCTGGCTTTGGTGTACATGAATTGTTCCAAGAATCAGACCAGATGCACTGGTTCGTGAAGTGTAGTTGTGGACATGAGATGTATCTAGACTTTAAGAAGGATGACCACAGGCACAATCATTACATAGACCCTGAACGTGTCATATACGCATGTGGAAAGTGCGACCAACCACTAACAGATGCAGATAGGCAGAGTGGACGATGGATAGCTAAGTATCCTGGCCGCTCACGCAGAGGCTACTGGATTAATCAGCTGATGATTCCGTGGGTATCAGCTGAGCTTATCCTTGACCAAGAGAAAGAGATGGACATACAGAGCTTCCATAATATGGTACTTGGTCTTCCATACCAAGCAAGCGAGTATTTGATTAACCGTGAGGCTATCCTACGGGCTTGTCTGCCTGGACTAGCCGATAGAACAGATGTAGTGATAGGTTGCGACTCAGGTAAAGAGAAACACTGGGTCATGGGTAACCAAGAGGGCGTGATTTCATATGGTAAGACAAATGAATGGGAAGACATCGAACGGTTGATAAACCTCTATGACGCGACCTGTGTGATAGATGCCTTGCCAGACTTTACGATACCTGAACGGCTTGCTAAGAAGTACCCAGGGCGGGTGTTTGTCCACTACTACGTGCATGACTCAAAGAACATGGCCGTGTCACTACGCAATGAAGGCTCACAGTTCGGACGTATAGACTCGGATAGAACTAAGTTGTTTGATGACCTTGCTGGACGCATTACCAGTGGGGAGATACGCTTCTTCCAAGAACCAAAGGCACTAGAAGACCTGATTTATCATGCATCAAATATGTACCGTGTAGTAGAACCAGACACCAAAGGCATACTACGGGCACGCTGGGAAAAGAAAGAGAATAAGCCTGACCACTGGTTGCATGCTTTAGCTTACTATAGAGTTGGTGTTGGACAGATGTTGAAGAGTACCGATGCAGGTGGTGTACGGAATACACCTGAGAAGAAAGGGCGACCAAGCTTCAGAGTGCGAGAAGACGGTACTGTTCCTGTTGCCGAGGCGCTACATATGCCATTAGATAGGTTAGTAGAGAGATCGTTAGCTAAAAATAAATTAAGGAGACAGTAATGTACATGAACGATTCATTCAGTTTTAGTAATGGTGAAAAACCATATAAAGATCACACAAACAGCCCGCCAATCAGCATCTACATGATGGGTGGCACACAGTCCGAAATGGAGAAGCTCAGTTGCTTATTCTGTAAGAGAACTATCTATGACGTAAAGGGGCAGATAGATAAGATTATCTCTACTCCAATGCCGACTACGGACTTCGATATAGCGGTGAATGTACGCTGTAAATTGTGCAAATCCAACTATCGCTTGCTCATAAACGCTAAATAATTACAGGGGTAGTGTGTGAGTTGGAGTGTGATATACTCATTTCAAAGGCTCAACACGGCATAACTAGGAGTTATTCGTGGACGCATCAGATATTCAGAACCAGCAAACAGTAGATACAACCGTGTTCGACCTGCCAATGGAGGACGACGATCTCCTCGCTTTAATACGTCGTCCTGTACAGGATTCAGAAGCATACTGGAACGGCACCTATAAGCTCAAAGAAATACGTGAATCAAATATGAACCTGTGGCTTCCTAACCACTGGAAGAACAAAGATGTTTATGATTACCAAGAAGAATATTTATACCAAGACCCGCGTATATTCACATCAGTGGAGACCATCTGTTCTATTGTTAATGCCCGTATCCCACAGCCTGAGGTTATGCCTGCTCAAGATACGATTACTTCACAGCAGATAGCCAAAGACCTGCAGACCGCACTATTCGCTCACTCTAAGAAGTTCCGAGTACAGGACATCTTCCGTATCGCGACTCGTAACTTACTGCTCAAGCGAGCTGGCTATATTAAGCTTCGCTGGGATCCGAACATGGGCGAGCATGGTGAGATCGTTCCAGAACACGTATTACCTGAGGATATCGTGGTTGATATGGACGCTAAGTGGAATGATGTCCCACGAGTTTATGTCCAGCGTTTAGAGAATAAGACAGGCGAGGAAATGCTGGCTATGTTCCCTGATGCTAAGGATAAGGTCTATGACTTGATTGGCGTGGCCCGCACAAATAGCAAGGGTGATCGTGTCGCATATAAGACACAACTTGGTAAGAAAAAGAACCTGCTAGAAGTCTGGTTCCGCTACTTTGATAAGGACATGAAACAATATCGTGGCGGGCTTGCTGTCGTGGATGAGAACTTCCAATACGTTCTGAGTAAGGACAAGAACCCGAATTGGAACTACAAAGAAGAATCAAGCAAGGCGACATCTAACATCCTCGATTACCCAGCACCACCATTTATCCCGTTGAACTACCTGAATGATGGTACAAGTTATGTAGACCTTACCTCAATGGTTGAACAGGCTGCACCGTTGCAGAGAATCCTCGATCGTCGTGGCTTCCAGATCATGGAGAACGCTGAGATGGCTGGCTCAGGTTTAATCTTCAACACCGTCATGATTAAGAAAGAGGACATAGCAAAGCTTACAGGAGCCCCTGACGAGCGTATCGGCGTGAATGGGGATGTGCGTTCAGCTGTGACCCGTGTCGCCCCACCACCACTCCCTAATTACGTCATAGAAGACAAGAATGACGCTCGTAATGAGATAGATAACATATTTGCCACTCACGATATCTCACGTGGCGAACGATCTGCTAATAAGACATTAGGGCAAGATCAAATCCAACAAAGTCAAGACTACACACGCATGGATGACATAGCCCGCGCTGTTGAGCGTGCAGCGACCCTGTATTACCGCTACCTTGTCCAGATGATGAAGGTCTACTACACAGAAGACCATTGGTTTAAAGCTGTTGGTGAAGATGGACAGTTTGATCAGGTAGTAATGAAGTCTGACATGATTGAGGATGGTATTGATATAGCCGTAGAAGCTGGTTCGACCATGCCTGTTAATAAGCAATCACAGTTGAAAGCTGCAGATAGCCTTGCATCTATGAAGATGATCGACCCATTATCTCTCTATGAAGTTGTGACAGGTGGTAACTTACCAAGCCCTAAGAAGCTCCTTGAACGCTACATGCTCTGGTCTACTGACCCGCAGAAGTTTATGGGCGCACAAAAGGACGATGAGTTCGACCGTTACGCATTTATGGATATACAGATACTTAATAGCGGCAAAGAGCCTGAAGAACGCAACGACATTGGTGATGAATACCTCAAGTACTTTAACCAGTATATGGTTTCTCCTGACTTTGATGAGCAGAAACCTGATGTTAAACAGGCGACTATCGAATGGTTGAGGAAGTGCCAAGCCCAAGCTCAGAAACAATTACAGGCGCTGATGTCACAAGCACCAACCCAAGAGGATATGATGGCTAAGCAACAGCAGGACTTACAACAGGCTGCACTTGAACAACAGATGATGGGCGGTGGCGGCGCTCCAACTGACCCAAGCGCACTCGCAGGACAGATGGTTGAGCAAGCTCCGCAATTACCACAGGGTGGTATGGTAAACTAGTCGTATAAACATAAGGAGCTCACATGGCCACATCAGAAGACGATAAAGAAATCAAAGAAGGTCTGACCCTAGATCAGATCACCGAAGAAGAACAGCGCAAATTAGATAGCGAGGGTGAAGATGACACAAAAGAAGAGCAAGACGACAAATCAGATGATGACGGAGATTCTGAAGAAGGAAAAGACGACGATTCCGAGCAGTCCGACGAAGATGATTCGGCAGATGAGGAAGAGTC